CACAGCGCAACCACCAGAGTTCGCAAAGTGGGAACAAAAAACTGGTTACACAATTCAACAGGCTCAGGAAAAGATCGGTATATCCGACTTAATGTTTCTAGCATGGAACGCCCTAAAGCGTGAGGCAGCTGGTAAGCCAGTCAAACCTTATGAAGTATGGTGCGAAATGGTGGTCGATATTACGGTCGGAGATACTGAAAGCCCAAAAGCCACAGCCGAGGAAGCCTAAGCTACTTAATCGTAGAGCTGTCGATCGCGACAGGGATTCCGATGAGTGAGTGGGTGGACGCGGCGGACATATTGACAGCGCTCGAGATATTGGAGAAACGAAATGGCGGAAAGTAAGGAAGTCGTCCAGTACGACAAAGCCGAACTTCGCGCTATTACCGGAGCCTTTAAAGCGATGGACGATGAAGCCATCTCTCAAGCTAAAGAGCAATCGAGTGCGTTAGCTGATTATTTAAAAGGAAAGATTACGTCGGCTGCTGGGTCGCTTAACTCGTCGCCTGTCGCAAGTCGAATCGCTGAGGGTTCTAAAGTAAGTAAGTCGTCCAAGATTGGCGAAATTTCGTTTGGTTTTGCTGGACAGAAATTTAGCGGCGGCGCAACTACTCGCGATTTATGGGGTGGCTCAGAATTCGGATCAAATAAATATAAGCAATTTCCAATCTGGTCAGGATCAACCGGGCGCGGATCAACCGGTTATTTTATTTACCCAACTTTAAGAGCTGAGCAAAGCTATTTAATCGCTGAGTGGGAAAAAGCTTTTACTACAATAGTTAAGAGGTTCGACTAATGGCTGACGGATCAAGAACGCTCAAGCTCTCGATATTAGCTGACGTCGATAATCTTAAAAAAGGTTTGACGGACGCGGGAACAGATACAGAAACGTTCGGCGGTAAGTTAAGCGGTTTTGGTAAAGCTGCCGGAGCTGCGTTCGCCGTAGCTGGCGCGGCGGCGCTTGCCTATGCTGGCGCGTTGCTAGTCGATGGCGTTAAAGCTGCGGTCGAGGACGAAGCCGCTCAGGTCAAACTTGCGACAGCAATTAAGAACGTTACAAGCGCAACGGACGCAACTATTGCGTCGGTCGAGTCATACATTACTCAAACAGCTCTCGCGGTCGGCGTTTCCGACGACGAACTTCGTCCATCTTTTGCGCGTTTAGTCAAAAGTACGGGCGACGTCGAGGCTGCGATGAAGCTTCAAGGGGTCGCACTAGACGCTAGTGTCGGCTCGGGTAAATCTCTCGAAACAACTTCGAATCTGATCGCTAAAGCTTTCGACGGTAACACCGCAGCCCTAGCTAAATTAGACATTGGTTTAACAGCTGCCGAACTTAAAACTATGTCTTTCGATGAAGCAATCGCAGCCGTCACCGCAACTTATGAAGGATCGGCTAACGCTGCGGCTGATACTTTTGCCGGAAAGATCGATCGACTAAAAATCGCATTTGACGAGGGTAAGGAAACCGTCGGAGCGTTCGTGCTCGACGCTATTACGCCACTTGTTACGATATTCGTCGATAAAGTAATTCCAACGCTAAGCACACTAGCGACAGATATTGGCGAGGATTTACAGCCAGTATTTGAAACTCTAGGGACATTTTTTAAAGATACTTTTATCCCGGGTTTAACAGCGCTATACGATTATGTTAATAAATACGTCGTCCCAATATTTAAAGCTACCTTAACGCCAGTAATTCAAGGCGTTAAAAACATATTTAGCGCAATCGGCGACGCTGTATCTGATAACACAGGATTCTTTAAGCTGTTAGGTGCTGGCATAACCGCGTTTTTAGTTATTGCTAAACCCTTTGCTACGTTCATGGGTACGACTTTTAAACTGGCGTTTTCAGGCGTTGCACTAATTATCAGCGGCGTAAGCAAAGCAATTCAGGGCGTCGTTGCTGGCATTAATGCCGCGATCAAGGTCGTTAACTTACTTATTAAGGGTTATAACATCGTTAACAATTTAAAACCCGGATCTAAGGATTTACAAGAAATCCCAATGCTCGCAACTGGCGGTTTAGCTGCCGCAAATCAGCCTTATATTGTGGGCGAACGAGGGCCAGAGTTATTCGTCCCATCTGGTAACGGACGCGTTATTCCAAATAACAAGCTAGGCAACGGTGGCGGAAATATTTATATCAACGTAAGCGGCGCAATCGACCAGGAAGGCACAGCCCGCCGGATCGTTGACGTACTAAATAACAGTTTTTATCGCGGCACTAATGGCGCTAACGCGTTGGCGTTCTAATGACAGTATTTAATCCAGTCTGGCGCGTAAAGATTCAAGGCGTCGAATATACGACTTACACGCTGGCAAATCTAAGCATTACTAGCGGTCGAACAAACATTTATCAGCAAGCGCAAGCGGGCTATTGTAATTTAGAGCTTCTAAACCTTACTCAGGCAATCGTCAACATTAACATAAATGATTCAGTTTCGATCGAACTAAAAGATTCAACTAACACTTTTGTTCCTATTTTTGGCGGAACAGTCGTTGATTTTGGCGTTGAGATTATTACAGCTGGCAGCGTAGGCATAAATCAAGTGCTAAAGATAACCGCGCTCGGTGCGCTTAGCCGCTTACCAAAAGCCCTAACTGATGGAACGTTAGTTCAAGATTTCGACGGCGATCAGATTTATCATATTCTCCAAGATTTACTATTAAATAACTGGGGCGAAGTTCCCGCAGCTTTACAATGGGCTAACTACGATCCGACCGAAACGTGGGCTAATGCTCAGAACGTCGGATTAGGCGAAATCGATCAGCCCGGTAATTACGAGTTGGCAGCTCGATCATCTGATCGCGTGGATATTTATTCGCTTGTCGCCGCTCTCGCGACGTCTGGATTGGGCTACATATACGAGGATTCTCAGGGTCGAATTAGCTACGCCGATTCGACTCATAGATCGGTTTACCTAGCCACTTACGGCTACACCGAGTTAACAGCTAATCACGCGCTATTTAACGGACTCAAGATTGAAACCCGAGCTGGCGACGTGCGGAACGATATTACGCTTAAATATGGCACTAATTCCAATCAAGAAGTAAGCGCCGAGGATGTTAACTCGATCGACCTTTACGGGCGTTTAGCTCAGGCAATCAGTACGACAGTCAAACATCAATCCGACGCGCAAGATCAAGCCGATTTCTACCTAACGCTAAGAGCTGCACCGCAAGCCAATTTTACGGCAATTACTTACCAGCTCACTAATCCAGAATTAGACGACGGCGATCGAGATTCGCTCATAAATGCGTTTATGGGCTTACCTTTAAGAATAACCGATTTACCGCCTAACATGGTTGCCGGAACGTTTCAGGGATTCGTCGAGGGATGGTCGTTTAAGGCTGCCTATAATGAAATATCCATAACGCTTAATCTGTCGCCACTAAGTTATTCGCTACAAGCTATGTCGTGGGAGCAAGTGCCAATAGCCGAAGCGTGGAATACTATATCCGGGTCTTTAACGTGGGAAACCGCGTTAGTCGTAGCATAAGGAGAAAACATGACTAATCCAACGAGTAACTTCGGCTGGCAAATGCCAACGAGCACCGACCTAGTGACCGATTTACCAGCTGATTTCGAGGTATTTGGTCAAGCGGTCGATACGTCTATGGCTGATCTAAAGGGCGGCACGACTGGTCAAATCCTGTCTAAGGCTACAAATGCCGACATGGATTTCACATGGATTACTAATGACGTCGGCGATATTACAGCTGTAACCGTTAGCTCACCATTAACTGGCGGCGGAACATCTGGCAGCGTATCAGTAGGAATTTTGAGCGGTACGACTTCGAATTTGGGAGCTGTTCAACTAAGCGACTCAACTTCAAGCACTTCGACAACTTTAGCCGCAACAGCTAACGCGGTTAAAACGTCTTACGATCTAGCAGCTGCCGCTGTACCTAAATCAACAGTTACTACAGCGGGCGACGTAATTTACGCGACTGGCTCGGGCGCTGTAACACGTTTAGGAATTGGTACAGCTGGACAAGTGCTAACCGTAAACGGCGGCGCTACTGCGCCAGCATGGACAACTTTAACCAGCACCGCTGGACTTACAAAGATTACTTCTCAGTCGTTTTCGGCTTCATCAGCTGTAAACGTCAACAATTGTTTTTCCGCTACTTATAAAAATTACCGTGTTCTTATCAAAGTTATCGCCGCCGCTGGCGTTCCTGATTTGGCAATCAGACAACGAATCGCTGGAACTGATACAACAGTCGGCTATTACTACGCTGGACGAAGTGAAAGCTGGAATAACGCGACGACCTTGAATTTTGGCAAAAATGTTAGCTCATATATTGCCAATACAGTAGGAAACGCTAACCAAACTACTTACAGTTTAGATTTTCATTTACCTTATAGCGGCGTTTTCCAAGTTACTGGTAGCGGCGTATGCCCCGACGCTGGCGTTACCTTTACGACTGGAGCAGCTTGTTTAACTGGCGGAACAGTCGATGGATTTAGTTTAATCCCGTCCTCATCAACTATCACAGGAGAAGTGACAATTTATGGCTACACCAACTAAAACAGTTATCGACGCGTCAACTGGAGAAGTTACGATCGAGGAATTTACGGCTGATGACATTAAAGATTTAAAAAAGATTAACGAGGAATTAGCCGTTCGCGAATTGAGAAAATCAGATAGAGAAGCGCTATTAACTAAGCTCGGAATTACAGCCGACGAAGCGGCGCTATTGCTGTCATGAAACTAACCAGCTATAACGGCTGGGAAGCTTCGGCTAAACCTGAGTCGATCCATGTCAAGTCTTATGCGATACCGGGGACTCATTTAAAGATTCGTTGCGCCGAAGCTGTCGCACCTTTAATCGTGGGATTTTGCAAAGAATTCAACGAGCTAATCGAGCCGCTAGACGGCGGACAGCTCGACGACTGGGGATTCGCGTTTCGTAACGTTCGCGGGTCAACGGATCGATTATCAAATCACGCGTCGGGAACAGCGATCGATCTAAACGCGACTAAGCATGTTCTCGGAAAAATAGGAACGTTTCCAGCTGAGAAAGTTCCGATGATTCGCGCACTTGCTAAAAAGTACGGTTTATTTTGGGGCGGCGATTACAAGAATCGTCCGGACGAAATGCATTTTGAAATCAACGTAAGCCCAAAAAAAGTCTTAGAGTTAATCAAGGCTCTAGGGTTAGGAGAAAAGTAATGAAAGAACTAAAGGCTATCGCTGCTAGTTATGGACGCTCAGCTATTGCGGGCATGCTGGCTGTCTATATGACTGGCGAAACTGATCCCAAAAAATTGGCGTGG